GATCGTCTGCTGGCGCTGAAGGAGCTGTGCCGGAACCGCTTCTATCTGGTCGACATGGCCGGCGACCTCAAGCGAAAACTGATCGCTCTGATCGACCGTGTTTTTCCGGAATACGAGGCGCAGTTCGATACGATTTTCTGCAAGTCCTCCGTGGCGGTTCTGAAAAAGTATCCGACGCCGCAGAAGCTTTCCAACGCACATCTGGATAAGCTGACGGAGTTGCTCTGGAACAGCAGCAACGGTCACTTTGGCGAGTGGAAGGCGCGCGAACTCAAAGAGCTTGCACGAAACAGCTTCGGCGTTGAAGACTGCGACGGCGCGTATTCCACGCTGATCCTCCTGATGCTCGACCAGATCCAGTCGCTCTCTGGGAAGGCAGACGCTCTGGAAAAAGAAATATCTCGACTGTTTCAGAGCTTTGATACGACGGTCACGACGATTCCCGGCGTTGGACCGATCATTGGAGCCGTCATTCTCAGCGAAGTCGGAGATATCTCCCGTTTTTCTTCTGCGGACAAGCTCGCAGCCTATATTGGCGTCGATCCGTCTGTCAATCAGTCCGGCGAGTTCCAGGCTGCGCACGCGCATATGTCCAAACGGGGCTCTCCGTATCTGCGCAGATGCATCTGGATGGCGTCTCAGGTCGCTGTACAGCGCGATCCCATGTTCCGCGCGTATTACGAAAAGAAAGCCGCAGAAGGGCTCAAATACATGACGATCATCGGTCATGTGACGAGGAAAATGACCGCCGTGGTATTTGCCATTCTGCGTGACCATAAGGTCTATGAACCCGTTCTGCCGACCGCTGCATAGAAGCTTCACACCCATATCCGCCTGCTCACGCTCCGTGAGCCTGCATTGCCGCGCCCATTTCCAGCGGTGACCATTTCATTTCTTCTGCATTTTTATCCCTTGACAAATCCATAGCCGGCTGCTTATCAAGGAGCGTTTGCAGCTTCTGCCCAGCCTTTTCAGCACCGTCGCTGATTTCCTTGAATTCATCAGTCGGATATTTCGTCTGACCAATCGTTTCAAGCTGGTTCCGCAACTCTGCGATTTTATCGTCCAATACCGTGACCTTACCATCGAAAGACGCGATAGCGCTTTCGCTTCCGGTCATCGCTTTTTGGAAGGTAGGCTCTAAACGGTCAACGCTGCTGCTCACCGCGTCAACCGATCTCTGGAGCGCCGATGACTTATTTACAGCGCCGCCGAAGTCAACCTGCGGTGTAGCTTCCGCGCCGCCAGCGCCGTTCAGCGCATTCTTCAGTTCTTGGATTTCTGCCTCAAGGGCCGAAATCTTATCCTCGGCGTCTTTCGTATCGACCTTCGGAGCCATCGGATCGGCAAAAATGCCCTTCAGCGTCTGCCCTAAATTCTTGATTTCCTCTGAGAGCGATTTAATCGCATTGAGCAGGTCTGCACTTCCGGCCTTAAAACCGTCGGAATCCAATGCAGTATCAATGATGATAGAGCCATCAGACTGTCCGGGCATATAATCACCTTCCTTTTTCAGCCGAGTAGAGCGTTTAATTTATCCTTCGCGGTCTGTTCTTCCTCAGAAAGCTTTGCTTTTAACGTGCAAATGCTCTTATTGGAATTCCAGAATTCGCGTTCCCATTTCTCCAGCGGCTTACCCTTAGCGCGTTTGAGCCGGAGACTCAGGACGTTAGAAAAAACGCCCTCTGAGATCTCCATGTAGTATCCGAGGAACGTCCACCAATGGAGATATTTCACAGAGCGCGTTTCAAATCCGGCGACTTTGTTGATAGCCGGAAACATGATGGCCTCATCCTGCTCCCAGTCCATAACGCGGGGCGACGGCTTTGCGTCGTCCTCAGCGCCGGAACTATGATCTATAAAAGCGAGGGCGGCTTTGAATGCCGCCTCGTAGTCGTCCTTTCGGAGCGTATTAAAGTCCTCATAGAGAATGAAAAGGCAGACATATACTTTTTCGTTGTCCTCCAATTCGGGATCACCAAATGCGAGGAGGATTTTCAAAATATCCCGATAGTCTGAACGGATTGTATATGTTTTTCCATTCACATCCAGAGAACGCGAAAGGCTGCCGATCACGCCTTGCCGCCCTTATGCTTGCCAGTTCTGTAGCCGTGGGTGTACCGCTCAACACGGACGTTGACCTTCTTTACTTCGCGGTCAAACTGGCGGGAAATATAGCGGCCTACGGCCTCAAGCGCATTCTCACAGTAGAACCGGCCATTGATGGGAGAGAACGGGTGCATCTTCCCGAAGAATGCGTCAGACATATTGCCGCCGAACAGCTTATCGCAGGCTGCATACAGCTTCTGTTCTGCCTCGCGGAGCGCAGAGAATTCTGCTTCGTTCTTTTCATCGACCGTTCCATCGGCCCGGATATTGACATTCTCCAGCGGCTCGACGATCTTATCGAATTCCGCAGTCATGCTGTTGAAACGATCCACGATGCCGATATCCGTAGGGCGGAACATGAAAACACCGATCTCGTCGCCCTGTTTGTTACGAATAGGCACTCTTACACTGCCATCGTCAACGACGATCTCATTGAAAACCTGCTGCTCGATTCTGTCTGCCATTTATTTGTCCTCCTTAAAGATAAATAGTGATAGGCGGCTCAGTGCAGATGCCTGAGCCGCCATTTATGATCGATCAGCCGTCAGAGGCCGGGGTGAAGGTTTTGGCCGAAAGGTCAAACGTGCCCTTGACGCGGTTGCCTGCGCTGTAAACAGTAAACGGAACCTGAACGCCGGAGGTGTCACCGCCGACGCTGTTCGGGATGACCCAAACATCTTCGCGGTACGCCCATTCGACGCTGCCATCTTCCTTCAGCAGCACATCAACCTTCGTCGTGATGCAGTCGCTGCCGGTTCTGCGCTCATTGGCGATTTTGGAAAGCTGCTCGAACAGCTTATCGCCGGTGTACGCATAGTACGGATCGACTTCAGACTGCACCTCATAACCGTTGTGCTGAACGCTCTGCTCGCCGAGAATATTCTTTTTGATCTCGACGTCCGGATTCAGCTCTTCATTGTACTCCTCCAGATCTTTGCCGAGGCGTACATAGGACGGGGTGTAAGTGCTTTCGCTTGCGCCCTTGATGCCAAAGCCAGCATCAATAAAATGCGCAAGGTACTTGCGTTCAATTTTACCCATAATTTCAACTCCTATCTTGTAAAAATAAATGTGTAGCTTCTCTCCGTCTCAGATCCGATATGTCAGTCTGAGCTGGATCTGATACTTCGCAGAATCGCTTCCGATCTCTGCCGGGTAAGCAGTCAAAGTCGGAACGATAGATTTGACCGTTCCCTCGCTGATTTCCGGGAAATTTCGCGCGGCATTCTGCTCGATGACCCATGCGACAACGCCCTGATAGAAAGTGAGATTTGCAAGATTCTGCCGCGCGTCAGCACCATATGGCTGCTTTGACGCAAAAATGAAATTCAGCGTCTGAATGCTATCCGGCACATCCTCACCTAAGATATTTTCATGATAAGAAAGCGTGGAGGGTACAGAGTAGATTGCATACTCCGTCGGCTCCTTTGCCAGATAGTCCACATGAAAGCGGCTTTTCGCATTCAGGATGGGGCAAGTACGAAACCACTTGCGAAGCTGTTCGGTGCTATTTAATTCCGGCAACTGCTTTCGCCTCCCTCAAAATATCATCTTTATGATCCGCTTTCATCCTCTCAAACCAGAAGGAGCCAGCGAGCGGGTTTACATCCGTGCTGTATTGCAGCTTCCGCCCGGTGGGATGCTTCCTCTGCCCCGGAGGAGAAAAGAACCTTGTCGGCTCTCCGGTATTGTCATCGAATACGGGGATATTCGGCCCGTAGACTTCACCATAGTACAAATAATGCGCTTGCGGCCCCTTGTAGATGACTTTGCCGGTTCCGGGCGGCGACAGGGAATAAGGACTTTTTGCCAGTGAGCCTGCCTCCCACGGGCAGTATTGGAGATTCCAGTCGATAACCGATTTATCAATGGCCTGCTGCACAAGCCCACCTTCCTCAAGGTGGAATCTCCGCAACAGGTCATCCCCACCGTTAAAAACGACTTTAACTCGGAAAACGCCGTGGCTCATGCGCCTACCACCTTCCAGTGAGGGGCATGAGGCGCGCGGCGATTGTCGGTGACGCCAAGAATTGTGACGACCTCACTGTACCGCTTCTGAAGCGCGGACGGCCTGAGATCTTCGCCTGTAACAGCGCCACGGACGATGATATCACCGTTTTTAAGCGTGAACGCAGCTGACGGATCTGCTGACTCATATGCCAACGGATCGACATAAGCTTTTCCGCAATCCGCTTTCTGCGGAATGCGGATTATGTACTTATCAGCAGCTTTCAGCCCGGAGCCGTCCACATTGGAAGCAATTTCACAAAACCACGACGCCCCGGAAACGACGGTAGCAGAATAGACGTCGCAATCCTGCTCAGAGTCGAACCGGGAATTGATGATCGTGATAATTTCATTGCAGAGTCTCAATACGGACACACCCCCCGGAAAAGGAGCGGAACGCCATTGTCGTCCTTTTCTCCGTAGAGGCAGGAGCGAATCGTGACGTTCATACTCTGCGCAGCATCTGCGGCGCTCATCATTTTGCCGTAGGTTTCAGAATAGCCGTCGGTGTTGAAGGACGTGACAACGGGATTCGTTGCTTGTGCCTCAGCACCGGCGGCGTTTTCCATCGCAATCAGAGACATCATACAGAGTTTGACCGCTTCAGGCACGACGACCATGCCCTGAACGCGGCTGTCTGTCAGATAGTCGATCCGCTTACGGCATTTGAACTCCAGCAGGGTGAATGAGGCCTGAGGTAAAGTGCCGCCGAACTCGGTATATTCTTCATAAGTCAAATAAACATCGCGCGCCATGCGCTTTACCTCGCTCTCATCAAGACTTCGTAACCGTCACTGTGTAGGTTTTCTTCGCGTCACCGTTCGTGACCTCGATGGTCAGCGTGTTCGCGCCGGTTGCCCACGATGCCGCCGAGCCGTTTTCAACTACGGTGTTACCGTTCTTGATGACGATAGTCGCCGCAGAATCCTTGGCCGTGGCAGTTACAGTGTTGGTTGCATTGCTGGTTGTGGCTTCGTACTCCGTAACGTCCTCATCGAACGCCGGAGTCAGGTTAAGCGAGCCAATCGTCAGCCCCGAGAGGCTCGCACTCAAGGGTTTGTAATGTTGAACTGAAGAGCGTCGGACTTCTTGTTCAGAATGAACACATCCTCGAAGGACTCTTCGTAGTAGATGTACTTGCCCTCAGTTACAGCGGACGGGGGATCCAGCTGAGAGAACTGATAGCTGACAGGCGTGATAACCGCGGACGGGTGAACCAGCAGCATATTGATCTGCTTCGCATCGCTCTTGACAGCCCAGCCGGTCGTGAAAGTGTACGCAGTTTTCATGAGCGTTGCGGGAACGCCGATGACCTCAACCTCATCGATACGGGAAACGACACGGCTGATGTCACCGCCGCCAGCCTGCACGGAGAAGTCACGGTTGAGATCGCTGGCCTGCTTCAGCAGAGTCTTGACCTCATTCGTGCAGTACAGGATGCGACCATTCGCAGGAACACGGGCGTTGTCCATGTTCAGCATGAGCTTGTCGAACACGGTCAGCACGTTCGCTGCGGTCAGCGCGGTCGCGTCAGCAGTGTGGTTCTGCGCAGTCCAGAGAGCATACAGCTGCGAAATGCAGTATGCGTCCATCTCCGGGAACTTCTGCTCCTCGTTGAAAACCTGCGTGATGTTCGCAATGGATGCGACTTCATTGGTCTGGTCGATGTCCTTCGGATGGACAAGAGTAGACCACTTGCGCTGATTGCTCAGCACCTTCGGCTCCCATGCGTTGTCGTAGTTACGGGTAGCGGTCGCAATGGTGTCACGATCCGCCGCAACACGGCCAGTGGTGGAGAGGTTGGGGATGTAGACGGTCTTGCCGTCCTCGCCCATGCGGAAACGGCCATTGTTCGGAGTCGCATACAGCGCACCGAAGTTCAGAGCGTAGGGGTAAGCCTGCGCCAGTTCCCGCGCATACTGCGCGGCGTAGTTGATAGCTGCCATATAAACTGTCCTTTCTTAAAAACAGATTTGCCCGAGGGCTTTATTCTTCACTCGGCTTCGGGCGAACGCCGTTGAAGTGGAAACCGAAAACGCTCTTTTCAGAAGGTGCGGGCGGGTTGGTTTTCGGCATGACGATTGTGGGCGCGGGAGTGGGGGCAGGAGCGGGATTCGGATCTGCCTCCGGCTCAACAATCGCGCCGGGATTCTCGGCCTTGTACTTGGCTGTGAAGTCGTCATAGCCCAGCAGAGATTCACCGTCGATTTTGAACTCCTTGCCAGTAGCCTCACGGATGAAATCGCGCTTTGCAGCGGGCGAAGAGAACTTGATGCCGTTTGCGCGCTCACGAATCATAAATTCGTAAGCCTGCTTCTGCTGCTTCTGCTGCCATGCCTGCTGATCTGCACTGTACTTCGACTGAAGACTGGTAAGCGCAGACTGCGCTTCGGACAGCTTGCCTGCGTCGGCCTGCGCTGCCGTAAGCTTCTCCTGCAATTCGGACATATCCTTGTCGCGCTGGCTGATCTGACCGTTGAGATCTGTGACCTGCTGTGTCAGACTGTTCACTTTGTCATCGAACTTCGACCGGCTGACGTATGCTCCGTCGGCGATGTTGACGACATTAAGCTTGGCCGCGCTTACCTTGGCCGCAAGCTGCTCATAGGTGAGGGATTCGCCATTCTCAAAAAGTGCTTTCAGAAATTCCATGTGTTCCTCCATCGCATCCGGGATTTGACTTATAGAGCCGCTGCCACTCAGCGGGCGGGATGCCGTCGCATTTATTTCTCTGCAACGCCGAGTAATTGATATATCCAAGGCGCAAGCGCCTGTGATACCGAAAAGAAAAGCAGAAAGCCCGTGTTGGACTTTCTGCTCAATTTATTTTATAGGCCCGGAAGCCCTGAACCGTCATGCGGTCACGTCGGGGAGTGATCTTTGCGGCCTGTGCAATCTGCGTGTAATAGGCTGAAAGCGAATTGATCTTTTCTTGACAGGATTTCTGGAGTTCCGTATCGTCAGCGGCACGGGCGGCGACGGCGACATCCTTCTGCCGCCGGACTTCCGTTTCGATCTTCCGCATAAGCTGTACGGCCTTGTATGTGGTATAGTGCTTGCCATTGATCTCACATCCAGACTGATTTGCATCACGCCATGCTCGCAGCTGCTCATCGGTATAGCGCCTGACAGAATGCTGCGTGGAAAAGCCCATTGCAATGTGCATACAGTTCCATTCGCCGATTGGCCGCTTGAACCCTGTGTAACTATGCCCATCCACATCCACGAAAGCCTCACCTGCCTGCATCTTCTGGAATTCGGACTTCAAAAAGACGCGGCCCTGCACCGGCTCATGGTCGGGGGCGGAGCGGGCATGAGCGGAAAGTTCAATCGCATCGAATCCAAGATCTTCACCCATCATGATGGAAGCGTTCTGCGCGATTTGATTCGCGCCGTCGATAATGTTCTGCCGGATGGCAGTATCGAGGCGGCGGTGGTAGCCGCTGGCGTAATAGACCTGCATCCCGTTATATCCAAGCTGCTCGATCACATCGCGCGTTGCGCTTTGATAATCACTGAGGCCGGAGGAAACGGCTAAAACTGCGGTATCAATGGCTTTACGGTACGGTTCCGAAATGGCCGTCGTATTTGACAAATTTATCAAGGACTGTGCTGTCTGGACAGAAACGCTCTGCACATACTGCGTCAAACGGCGCTGTGTCGCTACGGAAACTGGATTTTGCTGGAGATACACGGCAAAGCGCGGATCTGCGTATGTATCCTTGAGAACTCGATCGTAGACCTGCGTGAGATCTCTGACATTCAGCCCTACTGCGTCTGCCAACCGGGTTGTAATTTCAGATACGTCCGCGCCCATATCAGCCATGATTACCAGACGATTCACGCTGGACGCATTCAACGTCCCGATCTTTTTGACCTGCGCTGCAATTTTGGTGATGAACAGCGTATTGATTTCATCGAGCCGATCCAGCATCCGCTTGACCGCAGACTCCAGTTCTGATTCGGTCGGGCGTTTATTGAGTTCGTTGGGCACGTCAACGCCTCCTTACTCGTCAGGCGTTACGTTCGGGAGAAGTGTGCTGAGATCCGTCATGCTCTCCTTTTTCTCTTCTGTGACCGCCTTGATTGCAGCCTTGGCCTGCGCCGGAGTCTCGCCGAAATACCACTGCCGCAGTTCTGCACGGCTGCTGCATCCTGCATTCAGGAGAAGCAGGCGCTCATTCATCTGCTGTTCCGTGTCGGTGATGATCGAGTCGTCCCAGTTGAACGAAACATCATACTCACCCTCCGGAGCGAGGTGGTAGAGCGTTGCGTATTTATCCATGGAGCGGATCACGGAGCGCAGACAGCGTTCCAGAGCCGCTTGATTGTCCGCGATGGTTGCGTATGACCTCTGCTTCAGCAAACGCAGCTCCGTCGCCGTGCGGGCCTCAGAGGGTGCGTCGGTCAGAGAACCACGGGACAGGCCGCAGAGATCTTCCACGCGGGAGAGAATCGAGCTGAGGCCGCTGAGAAGCGAAGCGTCGCGGATGGCCGGAGAGAAAACGTGATAATTATCGTCGTCACCGAGATCGACACCACGGAAAAGCCGGTCGTTCAGCTTCGGCATTTCCATGCCCTTGCCGTCAGCACGGGGCCGCAGCGCCGTCGGATCGACGTCAACGGCCAACTCAGAGCCTTCAAATTCCCACATGAGGCGTGAATACTGTTCATCCGCGTCATGGATGACATTCACGGCTTTGGAGAACACAGCAGATCCCATAGGGCTGTCAATGTCTACGCTGTTCGCAGCGGCGACTTTGAACCAGCCGAACATCTGCCCGTCTGCCGCCTCGACGACGGCCTCCGGCGCAAGCTGCGACCAGATGGGCACGTCAGACAGAGAAACTTCAACGCCGATGCTGCCTTTCATACTGGACTTGAATACGCGCTGCGTGATACGGACGTTTTTGCCCTCGACCGTATGCCGCTCCAGCCGGGTATAGACGTTCTTGCCCTCTGTGTAGCTGTCGCGGAAAATGACATCTGCCAGACCGCCATCGTCATCGAACGCGATAGGGTAGAGGCTCCAGTCCATCGTCCAGTCAAAGTAAATGTGACCGTCTTTCGGATATGGCTTAATTGTCATACCGCCAGCTGCGCAGCCCTGCTCGAGTTTCTGCCGGAGAACAGTGATGCACTTCTCAAATTCATCCTTGAGATACTGCGCGCGCGGATTCATCACGTCGTCGCCATCTGCCGTGCGCGTATCGCCGTTCGGACTTTTGCCCGTGATGTTCCATTTCAGTTCCAGCGTCACCTGACGCGCAACTTCGGAGCAGATAAACGCCGGAAGATTCAGCGACTTCATGCCGCATTCTGCCAACCACGGGGCCTTGTCTCGGTACATATCGTACCAGAGGTCAATCGCGTTCATCATCTCCGTCGAAAGGGGCGTTTCGACGTGCTCGACCGCTTCAATGTTCTTGTACGGGATCAATTTTCGGATCACCCCTTTGATAAAATTGATAAGCCTTGAAAAAATCATGTTTTCGCCTCCGCTGTTCGAGAGGTATAAAAAATCCCCGGTATCCGCTCACAGCAATAAGCAGATACCGGGGAAGAATATGGAGTTTTAGGGGATTCGGTAATACCGGCCCTTCATGCCGCGGCAACTCATGGGGCGTGTTTGCAGGCCGGATACCCGACACCAGAGCCGCCCGAAGTAATGCCGTTCGGCAGGATGTTCGCCGCTGCGGTTCTCGCGCATCCATCGCCGGTAGTCGGCGTAGACCTCACACGCTGGAATGACACCGCGCTTATCATAACCGCTGTAGAAATCCCGCACGGTTTCAATGTCGGCGCTCTGCTGCGTCGGAGCCGGGAGAGCGGGAGGGGAAGTGGCGGATACGAACGTATCCGGCAGCACGATTCCGAACTGCCCACAGACGGCCTGTGCCATCTCTGCGATTGCCCGTCCGGATTGCCCCTGTCGCTGCATGACCGCTGAGAGCGTCCGTATAAGCTGTGAAACCTGACCGGCGGCTTGCCGGTCACTGATGAAGCCTTGCGCCGTCTCCGTGCCGCCAGCGGCGTCAGGCACTGCGTATCTGCCGGTTTTGCGGATGGACGGGAGAACTTCACTCGTCACCCAGCGTTTGAACTTTTTCGCGTCCGGCAGTTTGGAAGAGAAAATCAGCGAATAGAGGCCGCTTTCATTGATGATGGTCAGATTGGGGTTCCCCGGAATACCGTCGCGTTTTGCGACGGTATTCTTGTCGTCATCATCAACGTGCTTCTTGATTGCGTCACGCGAATTGGAGTAGCCGAGTGCGGTCGTAACGTCGATAGCAATAAACCACGGCTCACAGTCAATCATGGTTGTTCGGATGCTACCAAAATCAGGATTGCTGAAAATCTGTAATCCGTTCATGCCGCTGCCTCCATGCCGCGAAGATCGTGCCGAAGATCGCCAAGCATATCACGAATGATCTCAAAAGCGTCTGCATAGACCTCGGCGGGCATATTGCCGGTTTCGGCTGAATCCTGTAAGACAAAAAGCAGGGATTCCATTTTTTCAGTTTTGCTGATGATTTTATCCAGTTTCATGACATTCAAATTCCTTTCAAGTTTAATCTTTTTAGCTGAAAGACTTGACAAGGAACCTGTGTCTGAGTAAAATAGATTTCAGATAAGGTTTTTCCTTGTCGGCGCATAACACGATTCCGCTCATTTGCAAGTTGGTCGGGATCGTGTTATTTCTTTTTCAGCAGCAAGTCTATCGCTCTTCGTATTGCTTCGCCTCGGGTGATCTCATGTTGATCGCAGTATGACTGCAATCTGGCCTCTGTCTCTTGGTCAAGGCGAATGCTATACCGAATGTCTTTAGGCTTTTCTGCTTTAGGTCTACCTGTTCGGGGTGACATCAGTTCACCTCACTTTCTGTCACGCATTAAATATAAATCATGCGTGACAAAAAGTCAAGCGATATTTTCCGAATTGTTCGGAAAATTTTCTGATATGTTAAAAAACTTTTACTTTCTGCGATGAATAGTTAAAAATATTTAGCTGAATATGTAAAAGAGAAGAACGCCCGGAGAGGGCGTTCTTTCTGCTGTTCATTCGTTCACCGCATTTTGTAGCTGATGATGTACGAGCCGAGCATACTGGTTACTTCTGTGACTTCGACGGTTACGGTATCACCGGCTGAAACCTTCGGATTCGTGCTGGAGCAGAAATTCAGATGCTCACCAGCCTGCATATTGTAGCCAAACGCAGAATCGGGAACCAGTTCATTGACTGTGAACTGTACGACTTTCCCGGTCAAATCCGCACCGGTGTTAAGATCCGCCTCAAAAGAAGCAGCGTCTGTGTAATCCGGTGTTACGCTCTTCGCGCCGCAGCCGATCAGCGAGAACAGAAGCAGTGCGGCAAGAAAAATAGAAATTGCTCTTTTCATTTGAACTCCTCCTGTATCAAAGATGGTATTATTTTACCATACCTTGCAGAAAAGAGCAAGTGCAGTCAAATCTACAATTCTACGGTTTCGCGCGCACACGCGTATAGACCCGTTTTTTAGAGGCCATAGGGATAGGTATATATCCCTGTTTTCTCTGTAATCCTCTATTTTATAGGTCTATATAGTATATATTGTAGAATTGATACTAGAGGGCTGAAAGCATTGAAAACACTGAGCAAATCGGTGCTACAATCGATTGTAGACGATTGTTAGAATTGTTACCTGAAAAGCGTTTTTCCGGTAACAATTCTAACAATTCAATTTTGAATTGTAGACAGATCTGTTACCCTGGTATTTTCCAATATCACAGTGCATCCGCAAGCCGCCACGCCTCGAAGATCTTCGGCCCCTGAGTGGCAAACCAGTCAACCATCTCTTCGTTCTTCGCCCATGCGCCGTTAAGAGTGAAGGAACTGTCGGCTAGTCCGCTTTCATCAAGAAACGCATGAACAATCTCATGCCGGATGATATGCTTCTCACACGCGACGACAGTTCCGGGAAGTTCATGTTCCCATCCCTTGTATGTACTCATGTCGCAGTAGACGATCTGCTTCAAATACGGATCGCAGAAGCCGTCAATCGACTGTCGAGCGAATGCCTCTTCTTCGTCGTATTTTTTCTTGATGATGGTGTAATTCACACCGAGAATGCTGACTGTCATATTATTGTCCTTTACGCTTCCAGACACGCTCCATCGCGTATCGTACCGAGTCGATACTATGATTGTTCTCGTCCGGGTAGCCGCTGATGACTTCGCCATCGGGAGTGCGCTCATATTCGTATTTTGTAAACTCGTCTGCCGTTGCAGGGCAGCGAGCGGGATCAATCACAATCGCTTTGAGGGACTGAAGCCACTTGATGCCATACCGCACACTGTCCGGGCCTTTGACCGCGCCGCGGCAAAGCGCGCCATAGCTGCGATAATCTCCGACGCTCTTAGGCTCTGCGCTGTCTGCGGTAATCAGATCCGATTCTGTGACGCCTTTCAGCATCTTCAGAGCGTTCCATGTGACTTCATTGCTCTGCTTATTGGCCCGGTACTCGTCGAAGATGTAAAGCGTCCTGCGGGCGCTGTCATAGTGCATTTTCGACCAATGATACGGATCGGGATACCAGCCCCAGTCAACGCCCATGTAAATCTGATCGAATCGTGCGATTTCGTCCTTCGTGATCGCGCGGATCTCCAGATTCTCAAAGACCTCACCGCCAGTGCCGACGGCGTTGCCAAGGTATTCATGTTCATACGCCCGGGGATTGACTTCCTTCAGGGCCTCGGCGTCGTCAAAGAACTGCTCGCCGAGCCAATCCCGCGGAACGTCTGTGTAGCATGACTTATGCCGCAAGCTGTCGCGGCGGGGCTTCATCACATACTGGTTTGCCCAGTTGCTCTGGCTGATCGGCGGGTTGAAGGATTTGAACACAACGAATTTTCGCCCGCCGCGCATGACAGACTGCTGGACAGAACGGATCTCCTCTTCGCCCGCAAACTCATCAAGTTCCTCAAACCAGAGATATTTGAAATATCCCTTTGCGACCTTGATAGATTTCATCTTCTTGGCGTTATCAAGGCCACGGAAGATGATAACCTGTCCAGTCGGAATGTACGTCATTTTGTGCGGAGATGTCGTGCATTTCCACAAGTGACGAACGCCGAGCATTTCCAGCGCCCACAGGATCTGTTCATAAACGCTGGTAGAAATGGAACTGCCGACTTTACGGAATACGACCGCATTTGCGTTCGGATCTTCCATAATGCCGAGCGGGATTTCCGTACCGATAAATGAGGACTTCGTACTGCCGCGCCCGCCGTATAGGTCATAGTAGGTGTGCTCGCCCTCTACGATGTCCCAGTGGACGCCATAGAACGCAGGAGCGATGATACTGGAGAGGCGGACGCTGTTTTCACCATCATTTTGTGTCGGCATCCGTGCTCACCGATTCCTCTTCCTGCTCAGGTTTTTCCGCCGTTTTGGGGATATCGCTGATGATCTTCACGGCAGATGCAGCGGCTTCGGCTGCTTCCTTTGTAGCCTCGTTCCATCCGCGGAAGTTGTTCTGCAAACTGAATTTTGCGCCGTTTGCGCCGTCCTTATCGAACAGCCGCTCTTCCACATACGCCTCGATGCGGGATTTTGCGCGGGTGATGACCTCACAGAATTCTTTCTTCCCCTGATAGTTCAAAAGGCTCTGCCGTGAGGCGAATCCCAGCGCAAGGCCGAGGCCGGTAATCGTCGGGGGATGACGGTCAACGATGACGGGATACCCGTACTTATCGCGGATCGGATTGCCGTCCTTGTCCTCCAGAATATGACCTTCGCAGTCCTTGAAATACTGCTCGATCTTTCCTTCGATTTCCTCTTTGCATTTATACTTCGGCTGCTTTACTGGGTAAGTTTTTGTAAATTTTGCAGGCATCGACTTCGCCTCCTTTCACGCAGAATAAAAGCCCCTCCGCAGGCCCAGTGCCGCGGAGAGGCTTGAACGTATATCGGATTTATTTCTTGCCGGGTTTCTTGGCTGCGGCGCTCTTGGGCTTGCCAGCGGACTTGGACGCCGGTTTCTTCTTCGGCGGGGTCATGCCAGCATTCCACAGGTCAAAAAGGCCCTGCGCTTCGCCCTTTTCCAGCTTTTCTTCTTTGTACTTCTTTTCAGCCATGACAATACCTCCTATTTCCTGTAAACAAGGGCGCTGCGGTCGATGATGTTGTGATAACTACCGGATGCGTCCTTGATGACGTTGTAGCCCAGCACAAGCGCATAAACGCTCATGTTGTTATTCCGGAACGACGTTCTATAGCCGCCGGTTGCTTTCGCAAACGCGGGATGCGATTTGTCAAATGCCGCTGCCTTGGCCCGCAGCGCATGGTCAGTGATGACGCGCGCTGTTTTGGGGTTCAGAACAGCATTCAGCGTCATACCGCTTGCATAGCCGGTGTTGCCGCCGCCGTTCATGTCAAAGTATGTGCCTGCGCCGTATGCCTGTCCGCCATGCTTGCCGCCGATATAATTCAGGCGGCTGTACATTGCCATGTCAGCCACCTGCTGCGCAGTCAGGTTCCTTGTGCTGCCGGTGGACGTTCGCAACGTGCCGCCGTTGATGCTACGGGAAAGGATCTCACTTTGCGGAATATTATTATCGGCCATGAACTGCTTGAATT